CGTCCCAGATCAAGCCTGCGCCGGAAAGGGCTGATGGCAAGTCAATCTTGTCTTCTGTCAGGTTGTAGAACTGGCCTTCCGGGCCTCCCGCACACGCACCCTTGCTCGTAAACCAGGCCGCGCAGAGATGTCCTCCGGCCGCATTGATTGAAGCACCGCCCCCCTGCATCGGGGTTATGGTCCCATAGAACTTCACATCGGACCATTCCAGGGCCGGGTAGTCCGCGATCAATCTTTCGGACATCCCGTCCGGGTCGGTCCCGGCGATGAAAAATGTATTCTTTTCGGTGCTTACAAACAGGCCGTCTACCGTGGCCCGTACCATAATCACCGGGTCTTCAAATTCGATAAGGTTGCTGGCCAGGTCGAATGTCGAGAGGTTGAACTGCTCGCTGTACCAAACGACACGGCCCTGGGCGATCCACATCCTTCCCGCGAAATACTCCAGGTGCGTACCTGTTGGCGGGTCGGATAGTTCCCTGTCTGTCTCCGGGCCAACATAATCCCCGGAATTCCAGACATAACTCAGGCCATCGAAAAAGCCCCTGGTCCTGACCTTGCCCCGCTCGATGCCGTTCGCATAATAGATAGCATCGTCCACCTGGACGTAGCTTACGAAGGCACCCGGCGTCATGTTGCGGATTGCGGTTGTTGTCCAGTTCGGATGCAACACGCAGAGGGCGTCGTCTTTGACCACCATCACATCGCCGGCGTCACACCAAAGGCTGTGAAAGCTACCGGTTATCCGCTCGGTGCAGCCTTTCTTTCTCGACACCCTGCCGGAGTCATCGATCTCAATGTTCTTACAGGCCCCCAACTCGTGAACCCCAGACTTCGGATTGTATAAAATCCGCGCCGGGTCGAGCTTTGTGTTGAGGCCCGAAGAGCCTTTAAACAGGGTTATCCGGCTCGACATCCTTGCTCTCCTCTTTAGGAAGATCCTTGTAGGCAATCCCGCCCTGGGCCATATAGCCGATCTTGGATACCCGATCCTCTTCTATGACAAACTGAACATTGATAACTCCGTTTCGTGAGACGTGGATCTGGCCATAAAGATAGCCAAACAGATCCTTAATAATTCCATCGAGGCTCGCCTTGGTAGCTGCTGCCCGTTCCTTTTCTTCTTCGATGCGTTTCTTTTCGTCTTTGCCCATCAGATAAAATTCCCTTCGTCATACTCATAATGAGTTGGCCTTGCATCCGGCTCCCCGACAAACGCTTTAAGCTCGGCGATCGCGCCGGCAAACAGATTCATGTGCTTGTCTGTTTCGGGGGATTTGCCGGAGATGTCCTGCTCGATGTCCTTGAAAATGTCCCAGGCTGCGAAGTTAACAAGCAGATCCTCCTGAAGATGTTCCGGGATTCCGTCTGGGCTATCATCCCGGCTATCCTTCATTAGAACCGGCTTGCGGTAAAAATGAAGGTCCAAGGTGTCCGAGGTCGTGGGGATTCCCTGATAGTAAAGGTTGGTCCCCCTGACGCACACGTCGTAAACATCGTATGCCTCGTCCAAGCGCGGATACTTCTGGAGAAACTTGATCCAGGACTCCATGATGAAAATCTCTTTGTCCTGGCCTTGGGACGCCACAAAGATCAGCCCCCGAAGCTTGTCCACATGGAAAGCGTTGGCCTCCGTAGAGGGCAGCGCTACATATGGGTCCGTTCCGGTGACCACCGTGGCGGACGATTTAAGGAGCGGAAGGTCAACCCCAGGCCAAGCGGCGACCCTCCGAAGTCCTTTGTTGAGTCGAGCCAGAACCATCGGGTTGTCGTACGATGAGTCCAGTACCTTTATCTTGACAAGCTCGATAAGTTCTCGACTGTTCATGGTTACGCCACCCTACACTTCGGATCCAGTTCGAGGATCAGAGAGAAGGTCGCGGCTGCGGTGACTTGCGTTACCGTAAAAACCAGCACATCGCCCGCGTTATTGACAGTATCGCCCTCGGTAACATCCGCCGTCCATGTGCCTTTCGCGTTAGCAGCTATGGTGCTGCCCCAAAGAAGAACACCGAGCGTTGTGCTTTGGGTTGCATTGGTAAGGGTTACGCTTTCGGCATCACCAGGATCGACGTTCACGGCCCCGATGAGGTCCCTTACGGTGCATTTGTAAGGGCAAACGAAAGTATAAGGCAGCGCGCCTCCCGTTGATCCAAGGCAATAAACTGGAAATCTGATATCTTCGTCCATAATAAACTCCTTATATAAAGTTTAGGACCGGACCGTTTCCGGTCCTATTGGGTTACGATTACGCAGGCTCGGTCAGGCCAGTTCGCCTTACATGAGCCTTGCGATGATTGGTCGTCAACTGACCCAGGAACCTCTGATCGGCCGTCCAAACATCGGGCTGATCATTGTTCGCCTTCCATACCGGCGGGGTGAAATTGTACATACTGTGGGCGCGAAGCCGCAGATACCGAAGGTTCATGCAGTCGCAGTAACCGGCGGTCTGTCGATCGTCCGCAACTACCGGTTTTCCTTTGAATAATACGTTTTCAAAACCCGCATCCGCCAGGTCCACGTCTTTATATCTCGCCTGCACCTGGAGGGTTCTCTCGAACCCGTCTTTCAACAGATCGGTTGTGACATAAAGGTTGGGCTTGTCCTCATCATTCTGCCCGATGTTCGGGGTTCTCCGGCACTCCTGGAGAGTCTTGAACGATATGGGAGCCGCCGTGGTAATGACATTGGCTTTCCAATCTGCCATGTCGTCTTCAGCGATCTCGCCGTACGCGGTTGAACCCGTGGTGTTAAACAGATTGCCCAACCCCAGGAACGCGTAGCTGTCGGCTGCGCTCGCATAGATATCCGTACCCATCTTCTTTCTGATGGTCTTCTGGATATTTCTGATCTTGCTGTTTGCCAGCTTGACCATGGCAGCGCTTCCAGCGTTTTTGATCTTGTCGTTCAGGTCGATGGTGTTTGATGCAAAATAACCCGCCCATCTAAACCGGGCAGCATTCAAGATGTCGATCTTGGCCTGTGAGATCTTCGTCACATTGCCGTAGGTTCCGCTGTTGGACTCGGCGTATTCCAGGATGGTCCTGATTTTCATACCGCCGTCAACAGTTTCGGAAGCCTTGACCAACTCATTTTTCAAGTTGCCATTCCCCAAGAGCTTCCACAGAAGCACGTTGTCCAGGAAGTAAATATCCGTGGTCCCGCGCTCCCAATAGTCCAGGGTAATCGCATTCAGTTCGTCGAGTGTTAAGGCCATTTGAAACTCCTTTCAAATATTGTTAGGCCTACCCCCGCATCTTCGCTATCGTTGCAAGCTGCTGTGCTTCCAGCTCGTCGTCGGACATAGGGGCCTGCCGCGTTGGTGTTCTGCTCGCTGGCCCACCTGGTTCGTCCAAGACCTTCTTGGTCGTCTCTGTTCCCTTTGCAAGCTTCTCCTGCATCTCCATCCCTTTCTTGGTCGCCTGACTTTCCTTATGCATAAAATAGGCAATGGTTTCATCGATGAGCATTGGGCTTTTGGCCATGTACTCCTGGGCCAGCCCGGATTCCACAAACTCCTGATAGTCAGGAAAGTCTTTGTGCCATTGCATTTCTGCTGCCTGTGCGTCCTTGTCGAGCAAGAGCTGCTGTGTCTTCTGCTCCGCTGCTGAAAGGGTTTTTGCCATTGTCATCTCGGTGATCAGCTTGCCCTGCGCCTCCATGCCTTCGGAGATGGAGATGGTCCCGTCATCGACCTGGGTGCGTATGTCTTTCAACGCTGCCTCATAGTCGGTCTTGGGTGCCTCACCCGCAGCCTTGGCTGCCTCGGCTCTTGCGAGCTTGTCGGCGAGAACTGTCTGATCGTTCCTTAACTGGCTGACCTGGGTGCTTTGCTTTCCATGTTTGGATTCAAGCTCTGTGTATGCCTTCACCAGGTCTTCTTGAGATTTGAACTTGCCAAGGATCGGCTCTGTGTCGGTTGTCGTTGTGTCGGCGGCCTTGTCCGTGGTAGCGGGGGCCGTCTTCGTCGGAGCATCGACAGGAGCGATCTTGCCTTCCTCTTTGGTCTTGTCGTCAGATAGTGCCATTCTTTCCTCCTTGGGGCCTCGTTAAAGGTTCTCCCTGTTAAAATAAAAAAGTCCAATGGTAGGTGCATCTCTGCATTGTCTACTCATTGGACCTGTTTGATATTCCCCACGATGGGGATCTAACCGGTAATCCTATGTGGTGCTAATCGTAGTACGATGTCTTTTTCGGTTTAATTTTCTTTCTTTTCTCCACCGGAGGCGGACTTGCCTTCTTCGGAGGCGGACTTGGAGCTGCCCTGTCTCCGCCAAGCGCATCCGTGACCGGGCTGAACGGGCTGTACTTCTGAACCGCAGCCTGGGCTTTCTTCCTGGCCTTTTCGATCATTCCCTTCATGTATCCCATGTTTGCCATTATTCCCCTCCATAGATTTTCTTTTTGAGTTTCTCGACCCGTGGTCGTATCACCTTGTCCAGGCGCCGCTCAAGTCCTGCGCCTGGTGTTCCAGGACTGCCGAACCCGATGTTCTTCAGCTTGCCGGCCTGCTCTTGTTTAACCAACCATTGATAGGGCTTTGAGCTTGTTATTGGATCTCGTGGTTTCTTCCGCTTTACAGCCGGAGTTATTGTTCCCATACCATCCTCATTTTAACCTTATGCAGTAATTGTAATTGATCTCGGACTTCATTATCGCACCATCGCTGACGTGGGTCAAGACCGATACATTGCCTGCCAGGCCGTGCTGGCTAAAAACCGTGACGGCCTCTATGTACTCAGAGATGGTCTTCTCGACCTTCCTTCTCTGGCTCTCTTTCAGGTGATCCAGCTCTATGTTCATATCGTTCTCAACCCTCGATGGCTTGTCTCGATCGGCTCAACATTCTTTTTCTTGAGCGCTCGTTTGTACTCCGACCGGGTCGTGATAGGGGCCTCGTCATCTCCCTGGAGAGCGTTGCGTACACTATCATCGAGCCAGGTCGGAGTGTCTGTTTGGAATCCACCATGGCCAAGAACGATCACCTTCATGGACGCGAACCCGCATTGAGTGCAGATCGTACCTTTCGGGCAGTTCTCGATCTTGAAGAACCACTCGTCGTGGTGTTTACATCTCATACATTCAAA